GGTAGTCAGCTTGACTTGTCTTGTGCCTGACGAGCGTGTCGCAGGCGCAACAACTGCCGATTGTCTCTTGGAGGTAGACCCCCCAAACATGTCAGGGAAAGTCTTATGCAGGCGTGAATCTATTGCCTGAAAGTACTCGTCGCTTCGCGGGTCGGTGCCCGAACTGACTAGTTTTTGATGCAGCCCTAGTGCGTAGCTGGTAACTTCCTCGTACCCCTGTGCTCCGAACCACTGGTTTTTTGCCTGCCAGCGCAGTGTCTTTTCGTCCGGTTGCACCGCTTGGGGAACGGGCTGTTGTCTTTGTACCGTATCTGAAACGGTTTGTAAAGGAGTTGGGCGGAAATTTTTAATCGACTCCAATTTTAACTTGGCTTCGGTCAAAGCTTCCTGTGCCGCAATAATGGCGTCTGTATCAAACGCCTCTTGCGCTTCTTTGTACTGGCGACGTACCGCAGCCAACTCTGCTTCAGCCGCAACTTTGGCCGTCTCAGCATACTGAACAGTGCCATTGTCCACATACTGTTTAAGCTGCTGGTTCTCCGCCAGTAGCTGCTGGGCAAACCGCTCAAGCTCTTGCTTCTCCCGAAGCGTGGCTTCCTTGGCACGGCGCTCATCATGGCGCGCATGCGTCAATTCTTTAATGCGCCCCTTTACCTTGTCCGAGTACGACTCAATCTCGTCGTCGGTCGGGTCTTCGACTTCCCTATCCAGCGGCTTACGCCCCCGGTCTGGTTCGGGCGTATCGTCAATAATCTCTACTTCAATTTCCTCATCGTTGGCTCTTGTTACTTGGACGCCACCTTCATCGGGGAATTTGTACTCTTCCATGTGTTACCTCGTTAAGCGCGGCTGATGCCACGGGGATCTTCAACAACGGCCTCAACCTGATCGTCATTGATCAGACGGAATTCGCGGTCAAAGATTTTCAATCGCGTACCGGAATAGGCACGTACCAAAACAAAATCGCCTTCTTTGCACCAAGGGCCATAAGGAAATTTAACCTTGTCCTTGTATGCGTCGAGGCCGATCTTCACTACAAAAAGCACCGTTGATGCAGGCTCTTCCTGTTTGATAAACACATCGGGCTTAACGATGTCAGTGCCCTCAAACGTGTCATCCATCTCAGGAATAGCGCAAAGAAGTTTCCACCCAGTCGGTGCTGGGATTGTCTTTGCTTTTTGCTCCGGCGTAAGTTCATCAGTCATTGGCTTCGTCCACTTTCTTGGCAAGGTCGATAATGTAACGCTCTGCAATGGCTAGACCTTGAATGACACCACAGAGTTTTCGATACTCCTCATACGATTGACACACGCCGTTAGCCAAATCATCGGCGTAATTGTTCAAATCGTCTCGGATCTTTTCGCGCAGTACACGGGCAAATTCATGGATCATGACTTACTCTCCGGCTTGCGTTCATTAGTGCGGACTTGCCGCTCTGATTGCTTTTCTTGCGCTTCCAACTGCGCTTTGTGTTTGGCTATGTCTGCGCCAATTCGCATGCCCTCAAGCTCTTGTTGAGCGGCTTGTTTAGCCTTACTTTCTTGGATCTGCGTACCAATTCTTAGCCCGTCCAGTTCCTGCTGTGCAGCTTGTTTGGCTTGGCTTTCTTTGATCTGCGCGCCCATCTTCATACCCGCAAGCTCTTTGTCGCTTTCAAGTTTTTGTTGATCCAACAACAGTCGGGCTTGGTCTAGCTGGTTGCGCTGTGCTTGCGTCGCTGCCTGAACCTGAGCGGCTTGTGCTTGGGCTGCTGCTTGCGCCTGTGCTGCTTGGGCTTGGGCTGCTGCTTGCTGCATCTTTATCTGCATATCCTGCTGCTTTAGCTGCGACTCCGCTTGTTTGATCTGCGCATCAAGCTGCGCTTTCTGCGACTCAAGCTGCAACCGAGCCTGCGACTCCTGCTGTCGCATCTGCAACTCTTGCTGTTTAAGCTGCAACTCTTGCTGCTGCATCTGAACCAACGGGTCCTGCGCTTGCTGCTGCGCTTGCTGTTGAGCCTGCTGAGCCTTGTTCTTATCTACGACCTGTTTAGATGCTTGCGCAATCAGCGTAGCCAGCGCGTACTCGGCTTCTGGCGGCAGGTCCTCATCGTACTTAGGCAACGCCGCGCCAAGCTGCTGCTCTACTTGATAGCGATACAGGAACCCGGCATGCTCTGCAATATGGTCCATGAGCGCAGCGGAAATCTGCTGTGCTTTCGGGTTCTGTCCCAGCGCTTGTGCAATCGTCGGATCTTGCACCATCGCCATGTGCACCTGTATGTGCGAGTTGTGATCCTGATAAAAGAACGCCTTAACCGGCTCGCCCTTCATTAGGTTCATGTTCTCGGTGACCGGATCACGCGGCTTCATATCATCTGGCAGCGGCACCAGCTTGTCTGCGTGCTTAATGCCCAGAATCTCCAGCATCTGCCGGTGCAACTGCGGCAGGTCGTAAATGTCCGGTGCCATCTGCGCCATCTGAATGACGGCTTGGTACTGAACAACACGCTGGCTCAGCGTCGCTGCGTTCGGATCGCTAACAGGGATAATGTCTACATGGTTATAGTCAGACTTCTTCGCCTTGCGTGGCCCCTCCTCGGGGTCGTAGTCATACTCTGCGTCGGTCTCGTCTTTAATAATCTGCGCCAGCAAGCGCAGTTCCTGCTTGAAGCTGTAGTGCAGGCGCGCCTGCACCGCCGTCATTACCTTGAGTTGGCGCTCCAACAGAGCCAGCGTGGTCCCTACTGGTGCTTGAGCCGACATATCGCTGACCTGCATGTCAGCAGTCGCAGCAAATCTGCGCCCCTCCTCCACAATAGTGGAGAGCAACTGGTACAGGACGTTGGATGGCTCTTTATATGGCAGCGGCAGGATGTTGTCGCGCAACGCCCCGGACCCAATATCTACATCGCGCCATTCTCCCGGCGCAATCGGCGTATCGTCACCCTTGATCCGAAGCCCACGGGACTTGAGTCCTCCGGGCAGATTGGATAGCGTGCCAGCATCCACAAGCTGGCGCATGATGCTGGTAGCGGATTTTGCGAAGCCACCAATCAGGTGGAACAAACCAAAGCCATACGCACCAAAGCCGGGGATGTAGTCATACTTAACAAAGTGCTGGCGCTTCAGGCAGAACTCGTCGTCCTCTCGCCAATTGCGCCGCACCGCCAACACATCGTTGGTGCCTTTAACGATTGTGATCACGTATGGGCGAGCAATTCCTGTCTCTTCCCCATCATCGTCCGTGTCCTCAAACCCGGCAATATCGAGATCGGCGTGGATTTCGTATAGCGTATAGCGGTCGTCATTCAAATCACTAAAGCCGGTCTCCCGATCTTTGGCTTTCTGAATCTCTGTTTGCTCGCGGCTGGGATCTGGTAGCTCAATATCTCGATAAAACCCAGCTTGTTGCAGACGAACAATCTCCTGCTCCGTTTTGCGCATAACGTGGGTGACGCGATAACACGTATCCAGATCTGTAGCTCCGTACGGCAGAATAATGTCCTCTGCCGGTACAAACATTGATACCGGACGGTCTAGCGACGGATCGAAATAAACCTTCTTGAAAGCCGAACCTGTAGCGGGTAAACTCCACAGCATGCGTTCATGCTCGGGCCTAAACTCGCGCATCACTTCCGTAAGCTCGTAGTTCAAGTCGTCTTCAACTCGCTTAGCGGCTTCTTTCTTCTCTGGTGTCTCTTTTCCAAGAATCTTGGTGCGCACCGGGCCTTGGGCCGGGAACGATTCTGTGATAGCTTCGGACTGGAACCGCACAACGGCTTCCGTAATCATGGGGTGGAACACGCCACAAGCACCGTTCCACGGCTCCGTGCGCTCCTCATACTGGAGACCCAAGAGCTTTAATCCCTCTTTGTAGGACTTCTCCCAGTCTTTGCGCGACTGTCGGTCGTTCTCAACGGATTCAGCTAGCTCCCCCGCCAGCATATCCAAATCGCCCGCATCAATATCGTCGGCAAGGTTGGCGTGGAAATCGTCTGACTCTTCGTCCTTCTCAATACTGATCTCAAGGTCACCGGCCTTGATGTTGACCGCTTCGGGGTCAATAATCTCAATCTCCAGCGGTTCTTCTTGCGCAGCCAGTGTGTCGATACCTTGTGGCGCACCGTAGATTGCTTTGTCGAAGTTCGTTGCCATTGTTTACCTTAATAGTATGCGGCGGTCCTGCGGCGAAAGATCGACGGCTCGTCTCTTTCGTCCGAATCCAGCGCAATAAACCCGCCTTGGCGGTATCGTAACAGGGCTTGGGTGGTCGTATCTACGTAATCGTCATGCTCGCCCACGGGAAAAGTGGCAACTTCTTCAATGACTTCACGCGCCCAGCGCGTATCAGGCGCCCAGACTTTCCCAGAATGGAACAGATCCGACACCGCGTTCATCCGAACCATCTTGTCATTGCCGCGACTCGGGGAAAACTCTTGCACAGGTATGCCCATAGCCCGTAATTCTTGGATAAGCGGTCCGCCCGCTGCCTTTTTCTCCACAATGAAGGCATCTGGGTCCCACTCCTTCCAGTGTTTGAATGCCGCCGCCTTTAAATCAGGAAACGCCATGCGCTCTTTGAACGCATCGAGCAGAATCACCTGTGGTGAGTTCTTTTCCTCTTCGTTATAGAACACACCCCACGTAGTGCACGCGGAGTAGTCCGAATTGTTCTTGGTCTCGAACGCCGTATCCCACGACTGGATGATGTACTCACACGTTGGTGGGTCATCATGGGGCCAAATGCGCCAATGTTTGCGTGAGACGACCGCTGAAGTGTCAGCCGTGGGCTGCTGCATGTACTGCGCGTTCCAGAAACGCGGGTCCATATTGGCTTTCTTGCTTTTTAGTTGGTCAAGCGGCCATTGCTCGGGCCAAAGTGACTTCTCGCCGGGGCTATCTTCGTTCAAAATCGCCGGAAGCTCGACAATTTCCCACTGATCCGCGTTGGGATTTTTGGTTTGATAGTCGATTAGGCGTCCCGTCAGGTCAATCAGCGACCAACGGGTCATGATTACTATAATAGCGCCACCGGGCATCAACCGCTGGAGCGGTCCCTGCTGGAACCAGTTCCACGCAGTATCAAAAGCAAGCCTAGAGTTGGCGCGTACGTCCTGCTCCGAGTGCGGATCGTCAATCACAAACAGATCGGCTCCGCGCCCCGCTAGCGCGCCCCCTACGCCCGCGGCGTAGTACTGACCCCCCGCAGTAGTAGACCACTTACCCGCGGCCTTCTGATCGTCCGCTACGCCCGTCTGAGGGAAAATCTCTGCGTACTCTTCCGTGGAGATCAAATTTCGGATGCGCCGCCCGAAATCCTCCGATAAACCCGCCGTGTGCGTACCCATGATGATCTTCTTCTCGGGGTACTTGCCCAAAAAGTACGCAGGAAACAGGTACGAAGAGAACTCTGACTTACCCATACGCGGCGCGATGTTGATAATCACCCGCTTTTTTTCTCCAGAAAGAACTGCCTCGAAAATTTTTGCCAACTTTTTATGGTGGGCGCCCACCTTGAAGCCCGGATATACCGCGGTAGCAAACCCCAAAATGGAAGTTTTTGCCGCGCCCAGTCGCGCACGATGCTCGCGAATCTGTAGATCCTCAAACAACTCCATCTTGTCCGCGGTGGACATGTGGGGAAGCGCTCGCTGGAGCGCTTGAAGCTCAGCCTTGCTGAGCGTCGTGAAATTGTTGGGGTTCATGTACGTCTACAACATCAACAACCTGCATAAAGCGATTGAGCTTCTCTTTAATGCGCGTCTCCAACTCAGAATCCGACATTTCGGTTTTCTTGATCTCTATCTTTTCGGTAAATAAGCCGACTTCGGTCACCTTGCCAAGAAGCGCCAGCGCCTTTAATCGAATGTTTGGGTTGTTGCTTGTGGTCTCTTCTAAGATTTTGGCCACCGTATAGCCGCGCAACTCTTTAGCCTGCTGCACAAACTCCCAGTCATACGCTGTCAGCATACCCGTTAGTTGGCGCACAGCCAGTGGCGTCTTCAGTTCAACAAGCGCCTGCTTCTTCTGCTCATCCTCCGTCACTGTGACCAGTGACTGAAAAGCCCCGCGTGCGCTTGCGGCCTCCAACCCGTCAACAATTTCTTCATCGGGCGTCACGCCCAACTTCTCCAACCAATCCGCAGTGGCGTATTGCGCCGAGAGCACTTCATTTGGCGTCGCTTTTTTGAGCGGCTTGAAGTCTCCGGTGTCTGCTACGTCTGGTTCAAAGTTGACGAGATGGTTCAGCATGCCTGCAACTGTACACATAAACAGCGGAAATATGCAAGTGTGTGGCGTTAGACAAAAGTATTTTTAAAATTTTGTAATAGTGGGATGGGGGCGCGTTTTGTTTTGGTAGGGGGGTACTTTGTGTATGAGGTTTTACAAAGTGGGTGGAGCGGGTGAAGAACAGTGTTCGTGGCGGCGCGTGCCACGCCATCGAACTGCGGGGGGTGGGGGGTGGGTGGGGTCGGCAGGATTTGCCGCGGCGAGGGCATGGCCGCACAGGGCGGCATCGGCTGCCGGCGCAGCACAGGGCGAGAACAGGGCGAGCATGGCCGACTGCGCCGGCACCAGAGCATGGCCGACTGCGTCGGCGGATGGATGGCCGACTGCGTCGGCGGATGGATGGCCGACTGCGTCGGCGGATGGATGGCCGACTGCGTCGGCGGATGAATGGGTATACGGCAAAGTTTGCCGGTCCATGCATTAATTGCCGGCACGGTTTGCCGGTGTCACGGTGTCAATCGGAAACACTCACGTATTTATGCGGGTTTCCGGGTAGGTTCTCGCTGGCACATTCCATGCATCAGTAAGGGCTCGGCGCTTTGCCGTGGTTTAAAACGGAGTCAAACGAAAATGCGAACAATCAAATTCAACACCCAACGCGAATACGGACCAAAGGGTCAGCGCATCGCCGCCCGCCTGCTAGCCAATGGCTCGACCGTGTTCGTCGACGTTGACCGCAACATCGAAGGGATCATCCCGGTCTTGTGCGACGCTGAATTCACCGAGTCAATCTTCAACTACCGTTGGGTAATGGAATCCTACGATACCAACTGGTACTCGCAGCCGCAGGAAGAACACACCGAAACGATCCGCGAACTTCGCGACTTGATCCTGACACCGGCAGCGCCCGCGCCGGCAGCGCCTGTACAGACCGAAATGGAATTCGCCGCACCAGCAGCAGCACCCGCAGCACCCAAGACCAAACGCTCAGCGAAATACAAGCTTGACGTCGCCCGCGACGTTGACGTTGACGGCGGAGGGTTTAGCGGACCTGAGACCTACATGCTCCACCTGCCATTCGGGTTTCGCTTCACTAGTGAAGTAGTGCATGTGCGCGGGTTCGACACCATGAAAGAACTTCGCGCAGCCGCCAAACAAGACGTTATCCCGTGCGACTGCGCCAGTTGCGCAGCTAAAGAGTAACTAACCCAACCCGGGCGGCAACGCCGCCCGCACTAACCCGGAGAACCAACATGCACCGCACAATCCGAAAACTAATCCGCCGCGCCGTTTCGCCCTATCGCGCCGTCATCATCGATCAAGACGGGGACCGCTACGAACACCGCGCCATGACAACCCGGGACGCCCGGGACTGGATCGCCTGTTATGGCGCCGGAGTCGGAATCGTTTACACCCGCAGCGGCCGCATTGCCGCCGTTCGCATCGCATAGGGGCCGGCCATGTCAGCAATCAGTGACCCCAACAAGATCGCACTATTCAGATTGTGCACGCTGCGCACCGCGCTACGCTTAGAGATCAACGGAATGCGCAGCAGCGGCCGCTCAGCCTATGCAACCCTCAAAACCGAATACGGGTACCGCGGCAACCGTGCCGCCGTCCTGGCCGCAGTGAAGGCCGACATCGCCCAGGCATTTACCACAATGGAGAACCAAGCATGAACCACCGCCCACTGACTGACATCGCCCGCGAAATTAATGAAGACTGGAAACGGCCGCACTTCGCCGCCGTGCCATATCTAAACGCCCTAGCAGGCATGCACTCGATCCATGACCGATTCGGCCACGACGACGCGCGCGGAATTGTCCTGTACTTCCTCAGCAATGCCGGATCATGGCGCGGGCCGGTGGCCAAACGGATCAAGGCCGAACTAAAGGCCGCGCTTAAGTAAACCCACGCCGCCCACTAGTGGGCGGCACAGCACAGCGTCGGATGGCCGGCGCTGTGCTGTGCCGATTTTGGCATTCAACCGGAGCGTAAAGCATGAAGAACCCCACCGGGTACGTATTTTATGAGGGTAGATCGCCCATCGATGGCGCGCCCATTGTCGGGGTGGCAATAGTCCATTCAGACAATGGGAAGACCGGGGACATGGTGCAAACCTACATTTTGCGCAGCGACGTCCACCCATCGGAGGCGATAGCCAACGGCGCCGACCGTTCTATATGCGGAGATTGCCGACACCGTCGCGACCCACTAACAGGCAAGCGTACGTGCTACGTGACCCACTTCGGCATTGGTAGCGTTTACCGGAGTCTGAAAGCCGGGTTATACCCTCGGGTATCGCCCGCAACGCTTCGCCGCATTATCGCGGGCCGCATGGTAAGACTTGGCGCCTATGGCGATCCGGCCATGATTCGCGCCCGGGTATGGCGGTCCATTCTGGCATTAGCCGCGGGTCATACGGGTTACTCGCACCAGTGGCGCGCAGGGTTCGCGCAGGGCATCGCCGAGTTATGTATGGCGAGCGTAGACAATCCCGCGGAACTGCTAGACGCCCGCGCGGGCGGCTGGAGAACCTTCCGGATCCGCTTAGAAACCGACGCGCTTGCGCCGGGTGAATTCGCATGCCCCGCATCGGATGAAGCCGGGAAACGCTTGCAATGCATCGACTGCGCAGCATGCGACGGCGCCGGACAAAACACCCGCAGGGCATCGCCCGCAATCATTGCGCACGGGACGCAATCCCGCTACTTCACTGGAGCCTAGACCGTGAATCACATACACAAACTGATGGCCGATAGTGGCAGCGCGAACCTCCGCATCGTCGGACTAATCGAGCGTATCCACGAATTCCGCGCGCACCTACAAACTAGTAAATTCGGGCCACAATCCGACGGGACGCGAGGGGACTGGATCAGCACCGCCGACGTTCAGCGCTGGCTTCGCTACATTGAAAACGGGACGAACGAATGAAACTCCACCCCACCCATGCCCAAGCCGCTACCCTAGCGGCAAAACTTCAATCCGATGATCCAGACTGGCAATATCGGGTAGTCCGCGCGCCGACCGCGCGCATCGCCTACATCATCGAGGTTCGCGACGAAAAGGGACTGCACCTAGGTTACCTGTAGCGCACCAGTGCCGGCCCGCGGGCCGGCGCATTCTCCGCCCCTTCGGGGGCTTTTTTTGTGCCCGCTGATTCGACCATCTTCGGGGGTGACTTCGGGCGTGACTTAGGGGGCGACCGTCGGGGATGCAGGCGCGTTCGATCATGGGCCATCCGCGAAGCGGATGCGTTAGGCTGACCGGCAATTATTGCCGGTGAAGTGCGACCGTCGGGGATGCAGGCGCGTTAAGATGTAAAAGATTAGACTCCTGTTGCTAAAAAACAACAGTCTAAATTTATCCCGATTTGTCCGCACCCCCGGACGCTCTGTAACCCGCGTCAATCCTAGCGCCCAATGTCAAAGTCCGGCGAATACCTACATATATATCTATATCTATATCTTAT